GTGTCCTCTCTCTCCCCTGCGCCTGAAAACCCCCAAAACGGGCAGTATCTGGTAATACCTGGTAGTAAAGGCTTGGATCGGGACCGGACGGGCCTCGAGCTCGACGATCCGGGCCCATTGGGCCGTGGCGTGACCCGGTAAGGGTGGTTAGCCCAGGATGAACCACACATCTCCCCGCCCGCCGGGTCATGCCACCTCCAAAACGGGGCGTAGAGAGCGTTGAGGGCCAGGCATACGGTCCTTATTGGCCTCGAGGCCGACAATCAGGAGGTCCGAGGCACCTCGCAGGTCGCATCCTGGCGCGTTACCTGCATTTGTGGCTGGTCGGTCCGTGTAATTGGGTCAAATTGGCTCGCCGGTGCCATTGCCGACTGGCATGGGGAGCACGCATGAAGCCACATTCACGTCGTCCGGCCCCTTCCACCCTCGAACGGGCGGTCATCGCGTCTGCGCGGGAGGCCGAATGGCTCAAAAAGACCGATGACGCGGCCTACTGGCTGCTCCGCGACGTGTCCCTGGCCCTCGACGGGGTGAGAAGACAGGCAACCTTGGACGGTGTGCTTAGCATTTCACCTAGGGATCTCGCCGAGCTGGCCGGCCGCGCCTTGCAACTCCTCAGGGAGCTCGGCTTGACCCCTGCTGCACGTCATCGTATGGGTCTATGGGATGAACAAGTCGACGATGCCTTCGCCAACGTCCTTAGCATCGCCCAGGCCAAGGCTGGGAACGGCGAGGAGTAGCCGGCGCACGCGGTCCCATGAGGCGGCGGCGGTCATGGAAGTGGTCGGGAAGCCTCTACTTCCCTGGCAGGCCTACGCATTGGACGTCGGCCTCGAGCACGACAACGGCCGCTGGGCTTTCTCTGATGTGGCGGTGGCGGTGGCCCGTCAGAACGGGAAGACGGGCGGTGTCCTCGAGCCTCGCATTCTGGTCGGCCTCCTCCTATGGGGTGAGGCGATCCTGCATTCCGCTCAAAATCGGGACCTGCCGCGAGAATCGTTCCTTGCAATAGCCGAGGTCCTCGAATCGCGCTTCCCCGGCCGGCTGGCGTCGAGGCCTCGGCGGGCCAACGGCCAGGAAACCATACGGATGCGGAACGGTGGCTCCTATCGGATCATCGCCCCACGCCCCGACGCCCCGCGCGGGCATCATGCTGATCTGATCGTCCTCGACGAAGTACGGGAATACCACGACACCGCCTTCGTTAGCGCAATCCTCCCCACCCAAAACACGTCGCCGAACCCGCAAGTCTGGTGGGCCAGCAATGCCGGCGATCCGGACAGTGTCGTCCTCAACGGGCTGCGCGCGAGGGGCCTCGAGGGAGACCCGTCGCTGGCGTGGATGGAATGGTCAGCTGACCCGGCCCTACCCGACGACTCGACCGAAGCATGGGCTCAAGCGAATCCGTCGCTGGGCTCGCTGATCGACGAGGAGCGGATCGCCCATCTCCATGCCACGTTGACTCCTGAAGCGTTCCAGACCGAAGTACTGTGCCGGTGGGTCGATATCGCGGGCACCCGGGCGGTCCCTGAGCCGCTCTGGGAGGCATCCCGATCCCGGACTATGGAAGGGCCGGCCGCTGACACATCCCGGCCGGTCCTCTCCATCGACATCGACCCCGACCGCAACGCGGTCGCAATGGTCGCCGCCTGGCAGATGACCGACGGGAAGATCGGCACCGACCTGGTCCTCTACCGGACCGGCAACCTCGACGACCTCGAGGAGACCATCATCAGAGAAGTGTCAGCCCTCGGTCCTAGCCTCATCGGCTATGACCCTTGGACAACCCAGGCTCTAGCCGACAATCTCACGGCTGTAGGGTTCACGATGCAGGCGGTAACGGGTAGAGCCTGGGTTTCCGCCTGCCAAACCCTCATCGACCTGCTCACCACCGACCGGCTACGTCATCCCGGCCGTGAAGCCCTCGACGCCCAGCTGGCCCACGCCGCGCGGAGAGAGACCCGGGAAGGACGATGGTGGATCACCCGCGGTAGCGAACCGATCCCCGCGGTGACCGCCACCGCGCGGGCCGTCTACCTGGCCTCCCGACCCCGACCCATCTACGCCATCCATTAACCCTCAACTAGAGGTTGAAGGTTGGATTACAGCGGTGTAGTTTTCGGGCATGGGGTTTCTCGACTGGCTGCGTGGTGATGTTCCACCCGACCTCGAGAAGCGACACACCGACACCGACCCGTCCACCTATCCCCTCGAATGGCAGCTCGACGCTGTCGTCTGGCATCAAGGACACGGACAGATCAGCCCCGAACGGGTACCCGCCGTCTACGCCGCCGTCGATCTGATCGCCGCCAGCATCGCCCAACTGCAAACCACCGAGACCACCCCCCTCTCCCGTAAGCCTGACCCGTTCGACACCCGCTACAACTTCTTCTTCGAAACCGTCTGGTCTCTCTGCTGGTACGGAGACGCCTACTGGCTCGAAACCCGAGCCGACCGGTCCACTGAAAGCCTCCAGGTCCTCGACCCCAACGACGTCCACGTGGAATGGGACAACACGGTTGCTCGCCGGCGCCGGGCCTACCAGTGGCGAACCGACCCGGTCGACAGAGAACGGATCAGCCATCTCCGCTTCCATCCCCGGCCCGGCGAGCTCTGCGGCCTCAGCCCCATCGAATCCGCCCGTCTCACCTGGGAAGGCGCCGCCTACTCCGAAGAGTACGGGTCGTCCCTGTTCGGAGCGTCCGGTGTTCCCTCAGGGGTGCTCACCGCGCCCACCGCCCTATCCAAGGACGAAGCCGAAGAGTTGCGGTCCCAATGGCAGACGGCGCGCGCCGGAGGCAGGAACACCGCGGTGCTGTCCGGGGGAATGGCCTACCAGCCGGTCGAGCTCAGCCCAGCGGACATCGGATGGTTAGAAACCAGAGCCTCCAACGCCCAAGAAGTCGCCCGTATCTTCCATATTCCCGGCGACCTACTCGAGATCGCCATTCAGGGTGGTTCAGGGTCGATCACCTACAAGAACCTGGCCGAAGTCGGCGCCGACTTCGTCCAATACTGCCTTTCACCGTATCTGACCATCATCGAAGAGGCCTGGGCCGGGTTGAAAGGCCAGCCGATCCTCGACTTCGACACCGCGCCCCTATACCGGGAATCCCTCGAAACGAGGGCGCGGACCCTACAGATGCTTGTCGCTGCCGGTGTCGACCCGGATGCTGCCGCTGAACAGACCGGCTTCACCGACGTTCCCATGACCGAGCCCGTACAGGAGGTACCAGCCATATGAGCGAGCTACGTTCGATCATCCTGCCCCTCGAGGTACGTGCCGAAACCGATCCCGCTAACGGCGACGGCCGGACTCTCGAGGGGCGGATCGTCCCTTACGACGAGATCATCGATCTCGACGACGGCCAGGAGGCGTTCGCCCGCGGTGTGTTCGCCGAAGTGGAACCGGCCGATGTGGTGCTGCTCTGGCAGCATGACACGACCGCGCCCATCGGCCGGATGACCGCCCTCCGCGAGGAGGATGACGGCGCCTACGGCACCTTCCGACTCGCCGGCACCGACCGGGCAGAGGAAGCCCGCGCCCTGATCGACGAAGGGATCATCCGCGGCCTGTCGGTCGGTTTCGAACCCGGCCAGACCCGACAGGACAACGGAGTCCGCACCCACACCCAGGCCAGGCTCAGAGAGACGAGCCTGGTCACCTTCCCGGCATACCCCACCGCGGGGGTGCTGGCAGTCCGCGAGGAGGAACGAATGGAAGAGACTGTCACCATCGAAGAGCGCGAGGTTCTGGACCCGTCCGCTCTGGAACCGATCGGCCTCCGACTGGATGCCCATGACGAAGCGTTCCGGGAGGTTCGCAACCAGATCGCCAACATCCAGACTCCGGGCGCGCCACCCGAACCTGCGGTCTCCCTGAAGGAAGGGATGGCCGCAATCCTCAAAATGGTGGCGGAAAATCCGGGCCAAGCCCGCGCCCTTGCTGACGTCATCGGAACGGGCACCGGGAATGCCGAAGGACTCGTCCCGGTGAACTATGCGTCTGAGTTGCTCGGCGTTCTCGACCCGCTCCGTCCGTTCTTCTCCGCTGCCGGCGACTACCCCTTCCCACCCAGTGGGTATGGGGTTTCCTTTCCACGGATCACCCAGCACACCCAAGTGGCGAAGAGGACGGCTGAGAAGGCCGCAGTTGCCACAAGGGAGCTGACAGTCGGTCCCGGCGTCTACAACATGGAATGGTTCGCCGGTGCGGTGGACGTCAGCCTCGAGCTGATTTCGCAGTCCTCTCCGGATGTGCAGGCCGTGGTCGTTGAGGACTTGCTCGATCAGTACGCCATCGTCACGGAAGCCGAGTTCGTAGACGATGTCGAAGCCGCCGCTACTGCATCGGGCGACACCCTCGACGTGGCTACGTGGGGAGCGTTCGTCGCTGATGTGATTACCACATCTCAGGCGATCAGAGTGGCGACGGGACGGCCCGGCGACAGGCTGGCGCTGACAACCGCCTCATGGATCGCCTTCGTCAGCCTGCTCAACCCGGCATCACCGGCCGCCCTGCCCGGCCCGGGCGCACCCGACTTCACCGCCGAAAGCGTGGATGTCCGAGGGCTGACGGTCTTCCACTCACCCGAATCAACAGTCGACGTCCAGTTCAACACCAAGGCCCTCCGCAAATCCGAGAAGCCACCCATGACCGTCACCGCCAACAACGTGGCGCTGATGGGCCACGACATCGGAGTGTTGGGCGCCACCATTCACCTGCCGCTCTACCCGGCAGGAATCGTCAAGCACGCCGCCGCCGCCTAAGGAGGGCAGATGACGACAGAGCAAGACCCGGACATCCAGCCGGAACCCGCTGAGGAGGAAGAGGACGACAACGGGGACGAGGAGGTAGAAGGCGCTCCCGCATGACCCTCCCTGATGCCACCGCGGGCCAGACAGAACGGCTCAGATCGGCGCTGATCCAAAAGGCAGCCCGGTTCCTGATCTTCCCTACTGGCCCGCTCGGCTTCTACGGGGAAATGTCCGAATGGGGTACCCCTACCGCCAAACCGGACTATCAGATCGCCGAGCTGCTCAAAGGGTTGCACCAGACGGTGGCGGAAATCGAGGATCTGGCCGGCCTGATCACAACTGACGATGTGATCCGCAACGGGCTCCAAGCCGATCCGACCACCTTCCCAGCCGAACGGTTGCCTGATGTGCAGCGGGCCATCGATGCTGCCGCCGACTGGGTCCGTGACGAACTGTGGGTGGCGTGGGGGGTTGCGTGAATGCCTTCCCGCGCCGATATGAAGGAGGCCCTCAAAACCGAATTCGGCGGGGACATCCTCTTCGTCGCGTCGGTCCCTTCCACCTTCTCACCCCCTCAGATCATCGTGATGCCCGGCGACAACTGGTTGGAACCGGACACCCACGGCACGGTGGTCGAACGTTGGGAGGTGTGGGTGATCGTCTCGATCAAAGAGCCCGAAGCGGGGATCGACCAGGCCGCACTCCTGAACCTGCGGATTCAGCAGGCCTGCTACAGCGTGGGAGCCCACTGGGAGCTGGTACGCCAACCGCGGGTACCCAGAAACCAGCAGGGCCAGATGGTCGCCGCCCGCAACCTGATCCGTTTCAAGTACACCGCGTAAGGAGGTAACCCCAAATGGTATTGCCCATTTTCATTCCCGGCTATGAGGCCACCGTCACGTTCAATGCTGACGACTTCTCTGCTGTCGGTTCGGTGATCAGCCTCGACCAGTCGAAGAACATGATGACCAAACCCGTGTTCGGTTCGGCTTTCGCCCACTCGTTGGGAGGGCAGAAGTCGGGCACCATCTCCGCGCAGGGTCATATTTCGACGACGAAACTGCCCGAACTGCAGGCCGCCTTCGACTCTGAAGCGCCCATCGCTTTCACCATCCAGATCGGCGACGCTGCCGGCACTACCGATGCGGGCAACTATTCAGGGAACTGCAATATCACGTCGCTCACCGTCGAAGCCAACGCTGATGGGGAATGGGACTGGACTCTGGAAGCCCAGACCACCGGGGAGATCACCTTCGCGCCCGGCACCCCGTGAGCCCGTCTGATGGGTGTCCCTGAAATCAAAGTGGAGGGCGCGGACCAGCTGGCCCGCAACTTCGACCATCTGGCCCGTGACCTAGATCAGATCACGACCGGGATCGGCGACAGTCTCGCCCAACCCATCGCGGCCAGCGCCCGAGCTCGTGCTCCGCGCCGTAGCGGCCGTCTGGCCGATTCGATCATGGTCACCGCCGGCCCAGAAGATGCCCTGATCGAAGCCGGAGAAGGACTCCCCTATGCGGTGGTCGTCCACTATGGGGGTTATCCCGGCTCCTACACCGGCCAGCCGTTCCTCACTGATGCTCTCGCCGACGCCGGGGATGTGCCCGCCGACTATGAGCGGGCATTCTGGGATGCCCTCAATTCGGAATGGGTCGACACCTGATGGGCGAAATCACCATCCAGGTAGACCGGGACGACGGGACAGAAGAGCTCACCCTCGACCTTGATCTGTCCACCCTGACGATGAGAGAGTCGGTCCGCCTCGAGGCCATTCTCGGGGAGCAAACCTTCGCTGCCCTCGCCCGCGAGGCGACAGAAACTCTGACGTCGCCGCGGGTCATCCAGGGGGTCATCTACGTCAAATTGAAGACCCTCTACCCGGACATCGAACTGGACGGTTTCGACCTGGATCTGTCCACCCTGCAGGAAGCCATGCCCGACAGCCCAAAAGTGGCAGCCTCCAACGGAGGGTCGAGAACCTGATGCCCGAACTGGCCGCCACCTACGGGCTCACCCCTTCCGACGTGTGGGCATTGTCGAACCGGGAGCTGTCCTCCTTCCTCGACCATCACAAGCGGATGGTGAAAGAGTCGCAACGTGGCCGGTAACACCATCGCCGTCAAAATCGTCGGAGACGCCTCCGATTTGAAGGGCGCGCTGTCGGGCGCTGAAGGTGGCCTCAAGTCAGTTGATAAGGCGATAGATACCACTGAAGGCAACCTGCAGGATCTTGCTACCGAAGCGAAAGAGACGGGCGACAAGGTAGGCAGCGGCCTGGGGGAAGGGGCGGACACCGCCGAAACCCGGATCATGGGACTGCGGGACATGATCGACGGTACTGCCGCCATCATGGCCGGCCCCGGTGAAGCCGGCCTCAGTGCCTATCTGCAGGGTTGGGCTGACCTGGCCGGTGGTGTCGCCAACACTGCCGCCCCTGCCCTCGAGGCGATCAAAAGCGGGATCCTGACCAACGTACGGGAGACGATCAAAGCGACAGGGACGACAGTCCTCCAGATCGGGAAGCAGATCGCCGCCTGGGCCATGATGGGCGTCCAGTCCCTGATCCACGCCGCCAAAGTGGCTGCCGCATGGCTGATCTCTATGGGGCCGATCATCCTGGTCGCGGCTGCTGTGATCGGCCTGGTGGTGCTGATCATCAAGAACTGGGACAAGATCAGCGCCTTCCTCAAAGAGACCTGGGAGAAGATCAAACGGGTCGCCGAGGTGGTATGGGAGGGGATCAAAGCGGCTATCAAGACGGTGGCCGACTGGCTGGTCAACTTCTTCATGAACTGGACCCTGTTCGGGCTGCTCGCCAAGAACTGGGACAAGATCAAAGAGGGTGTGGGAAAAGTCTGGGATTTCGTCAAAGAGACCTGGGGCAAGATCATCGACTTTCTGAAGGGCCTCCCCGGGAAAGTGACGTCCGCGGTGTCCGGACTGTGGGACGGTTTCAAAAACACGTTCCGTTCTGCGATCAACTGGGTGATCGGCAAGTGGAACGACTTCAAGATTTCGATACAACTGCCCTCGATACTCGGCGGCGGGAAGATCGAAATCGCCACTCCGAACATTCCCACCTTCCAGACCGGCGGAGTGTTCCACGCGCCGCCCGGCCGGAGCTCGGGACTGGCCCTGCTCCATGACAATGAGACGGTCCTACCCGCCGGTGCCACCGCGGGCGCGCCCGCCACTTTCAATATCACGGTCAACGCCGGGATGGGTGCAGATCCGAACCAGATCGCCCGGGCTGTCGTCCAGGCGCTGCAACGGTATGAACGGTCCAACGGGCCGCTACCGGTGACGACAAGGGCGACAGCATGACCGTCACTGTTCCCGAACCGGCACAGATCCTCCACTGGCTCGGCGGCCCGGTAGACGTACGTGTGGAAGTGGATACGGGCGCGGGGGAAGGGTTCGGCGGTCTGTGGGATACCGCCCTGTGGGATACCGACGTCTGGGGTGCGGAGGCTGCTGTCTGGCAGGACATCACCCGGTGGGTCCTATCCGTCGAAGTGACCCGAGGTACGGAACGGTGGGGGCAACGTATGGCCGCTGGTACCGCTTCGATCAGCCTGGATAATCAGACCGGCTTTTTCACACCGGAAGCGGACACCCCCAACCCGTTTCCCCGTATCTTCAGGCCGGGCCGCCGGATCCGGGTTATCGCCATTCCCGACGAGACCACCGGTGACATCGTCCCTCTCTTCAC